AAATGCCGTAAGAATAACAAATGATTCTACGTATTACCAAATAAAAGAAGTTCCTAATGGCTATTACGAATTAATATTTGGTGATGGTATTTCAAGCGGAAAAGCTCCTGTTGCAGGAAATAAGATTGTAGTAGATTACTTATCAACTAAAGGAACAGCTGCAAACAATGCTACAACTTTTACTACAAACGTAACGTTAGACGTGTCTGGTACTTTATATCCACTGAGTGTAGCTACAAACTCTGCTTCGGCTGGCGGAGCTTTTAAAGAATCCATTGAGTCAATAAGAAGAAACGCACCAATTGCTTTTAGTTCTCAAAGAAGATTAGTAACTGCAGAAGATTATAGAGCTCAAATCTTAGCTAATTATGGTTCGTATCTAGATGACGTTATAGCATGGGGTGGCCATGATAATGTACCACAAATATACGGAAGAGTTTATGCAGGACTAAAATTTAAAAGCAATATAGATGCTACTACTCAAATTGAAGTTAAAGATGATATTATAACTGAATTATCAGATAATTTAGCTATCATGTCTATAGATCTTGAGTTTGCGGACGCTGTGACAACAAAACTTGAGCTCTCTACTTTTTTTAACTTAGATCCTGACTTAACAAGCTTAACGGCTCAAGCTGTAGAAAATCAAGTTAAAAATACAATTAATTCTTTTTTTAATACTAATTTAAAAAAGTTTAATAAAGTTTTTAGAAGATCTTCTCTGCTAACTGTAATAGATGCTTTAGATGTTGCTATATTAAATTCCAGAATGGAAGTTAAGATGCAAAGAGAACAAGGAATAGACATAGGTCAATCTTTAACTTACACTATAAATTTTCCAGCAGCAATCGCTCAACCAGATGACGTTAATAGAATACTAACTAGTTCTCTTTTTACGTTTAATGGAAAAGACTGTTTAATAAGAAATGTTTTAAACTCTAATAAATTAGAAATAATTGATAACGACGGAGCAATACAAGTTGATAATATAGGAAGTTACGACGCAGGAACTGGTACTGTGTCTTTAGTAGGTTTTAACCCTACAGCTTTGCAAACTCCAAATCTTCAAATAAGTGTTGTTCCAGCAAATCAAAGTACTATAAGACCTCTGCGTAATTTTGTATTAGATATAGATAATGTAAAGTCAATAGCAACTGCTCAACTAGATTTTCAAAACACGTTAGTATCATTGTAACATGGCAATAAATTTTCATCATAATAGAAGACCAACAAACTTTTTAAACAGAAAAGTTACTGAGGCTTTGCCAGAACACTTCACAAGTGATTACTCTAAGTTTATTACTTTTTTAGAAAAATACTATCAACAGCTAGATTCTGATGCCAGTACTTCTTTTGGTAATGAAATTCGTCAGTTATTTGCTTTAAAAGACGCTGGTGAAACCACGAGAATAGATGACTTAATATCAGAAATTGGAAGTGGTATACCAAACGGAGATAATTTTACAGATCCTCGATATGCAGCAAGAAGATTAGCAGAATTGCAAAGAAATAAAGGCACAAGATTTGCTATAGAAGAATTTTTCAGATTATTTTTTCAAGATAGAATAACAGTTGAATACGGAAAAGACAGCTTATTTATAGTAGGAGCAGGAGATTCAAGTGTTCCGGCTTCGCTAATAGGACCAGACTCTTTAAAAGTTATTCAAAATGGTAGACTTTATCAAGTGTTTTCTATTCTCATAAAGACTGCTTTGTCTAGTAGTACTTGGGAACAACTATATAAAAAGTTTATACATCCAGCTGGGTTTTACTTTCAAGGGCAAATTACTTCTGATGCTGAAGCAGCTACTGCTCCCGTTGCACAGGGGTTTATTAATGATTTTGATTCTGGTATTATACCAGTGCTATCACAAGCTTCTGGAGTAATAGTAGCTCCTTTTACTCAACTTACTGGTTTAATAGATTCAGATTTAAATGGAACAGATGATTTTAGAGTAGGATTAGACCAGTTAGTAAATGTTTATCAATCTCTTTCTGCCGCTCAGTTAGATAAGTTTTATACTAGTATTTCAGAACTAATTGGACCAAATTCATTTACGTTTGATGATAGTGGCAGACATTACGCTGATTTAGGTTTTGACAGTTCTGGTGCAACTGACTTAGATTCAGCTAGAGCAGACTTCTCATTAGCCACTGAAACTATGGATAATGAAATATTCGGAAATTATTTAATTGATTCAACTTTCTAGTATAAATAGAACTATTATTTAGGATAAAAAATGACAAGACAAAATATTAATACGGGAACTTCAGCAAACGACGGTACAGGAGATACTTTACGAAGTGCTGGTACTAAAATTAATGCTAATTTTACTGAGCTATATAATTTTTTAGGCACAGACGGAGATAGTAGCAATTTAGCTACAAGAGTTAAGTTTCAGGACAGCGCTGTAGTATTTGAAGGATTTACACCAGATGACTTTGAAACTCGTTTATTCGCAACAGATCCAACTAAAGATAATACTATAACATTACCAGATTCTAGTGGTAACGTAATACTGACAACTGCTGTTCAAACTTTAACTAATAAGACTATAAATTTAGATAAGAACACACTAACTGGAACAACGGCTTTATTTAACACGGCATTATCTGATGGTGATTTTACAACTATTGCTGGAACAGAAACTCTTACAAATAAAACATTAACGGCTCCTTCTTTAAATAATCCTAAACTTAAAGCTGGAGCGTCTTTAAACGACTCAAATAATAATCAATTAATTAAATTTACTCAAACAGCAGGCGCTGTAAATGAAATAACTGTTGCTAATGGAATAGTTAATAATGATCCGACAATATCAGCTACGGGCGATTCTAGTAACGTAAACTTAGTATTAGCTGGAAAAGGAACTGGTTCAGTTGAACTTTCTAAAGCAGCGTATTCATCGCAGGAAATAAGCTCAAACGGCGCAGTTAGTGCTAATCATACACTTATCATAGGTAATAAAAATTCTAGTGGAACTTTAGCAGTTAGTTTAGCGACTGGAACGACAGTAGGAGAACATAAAATTTTTACTAATAAAGGTTCACAGACTATGACAATCACTCCCACAGGAGCTTTTGCGAACGGAACTTCATTCTCACTAGTACAAAACAGATCTGCACAATGTATATGGGATGGAAATAACTGGTTTTTATTAGGATTTGGAATGAGAGACTCAGCACAAGGCGGAATAACAATATCATAGGAATAAGAGATGGCAGCAATAATTACAGACATATTTAAGAAAGATATACTTGAAAAAGTATTTGATGCGGCAAGGAATGACAGCGACAAGATGTACATAGGTATAGGTAAGTCAGAGCAATGGGATGCATCTGAAACCGTTCCTACTCCTACTGATTCAATTAAAACTATGAGACAACTTAGATCTGGACTACAATCTATTAAAAAAGCTGGAGATGTTTCTTTCGTAATTCCAAGACACAACTGGTCTTCAGGTAGTACTTATAGCGCTTTTGATGATGAGTTTACTACTATACCTAGCAATACTTACTATGTTTTAACCGACGAAAATCAAGTTTACATAGTCTTACGACAGAGTAAAACAAATGCAGGAGTTGCAAATCCTTCTACTGTCAAGCCAACAGGAACGTCTACTAAACCATTTAGAACTTTAGATGGATATGTGTGGAAATTTTTGTATTCATTGAGCGCTTCAAGATCTAGTAAATTCTTATCGTCTAACTTTGTCCCAATTGAAAGAGTTGATTCTGCAAATGATACTTTTCAAACTCAACAAAAAACTATTCAAGACGCAGCTTCTTCTGGGCAAATATTAGGAATTGAAGTTATATCTAAAGGTAGTGGTTATACGACCGCAACTGTTACTATAAACGGAGATGGAACCGGTTCTACGGCCACCGCAACTATTGATGGCACAACTATATCGAAGATAGAATTAGATTCAAGCGTAGATAGCGCTATGAAAATGGGCCACGGTTATAACTTTGCTAGCGTAGCAATAACAGGTGATGGAACAGGAGCAACAGCAAGAGCTATAATAGGTCCTGATAGCGGAATAGGAGCCGATCCTAGAACTGATCTTAAATCAACTTCACTCATGTTTAACGTAAAACCAGATGGTACTGAGAGCACTACTCAAACAGTAAGTGGTTCTACTACAAACGGGTCTTCTTTTATAGTCGATCAAGATTTTAGACAAGTTGCTCTTATTAAAAATCCAAGAGATTCTGCTGGAGTTCTTTACACTGGAACAAGCGGTAAGACACTAAGGTATTTAGAATTTGCAACGACTTCTCAAGCAAGCTCATTTCCAAAAGATACTATGATTACCTCCGCTTCATCAGCTAAAGCTATCGTCGATGATACTGACAGCGCTCGAGTTTGGTTTCATCAAAATGACTCAACAGGATTTAAACCATTTGTTGAAGGTGAAACTGTTACTGGAGGTGGCGGAAGCGGAACTTTAGTAGCAGCAGGAGTAGACGCAGACAACGACGCCTGGGAACATGGAGACGTCGAAAAAATGTCTGGAGAGATTTTATATATAGAAAACAGAGCACCAGTTGTAAGATCTGCAAATCAGACTGAAGACATTAAAGTTGTAATAACATTATAAGGTATAAAGATGGCGACAACACTAACTAGTAATACTTTCACCTCTACGTATAAAGATGATTTTCGTGATAGTGATCATTATCACAAAATACTATTTAATTCAGGTGTAGCACTTCAAGCAAGAGAATTAACACAAATACAAACGATACTGCAAACTCAAATAGCAAGACTTGGAAATAATTTATTTAAAGAAGGTGCAGTAATAAAACCTGGGGGTGCTAACTTACAACCAAAATATGAATTCATAAAACTAGATCCTTCTACTGATTTTTCTAATAATGCATCTTGGATAGGCGCAACTTTTCAAGGAGATGAGTCTACTATACAAGTTAAAGTGCTACAGTACATAGCAGCAGAGGGTGCAGATCCTGGGACAGTTTACGTTCAATACCTTAACACTGGAACTGCTGGAGGAACAGAAACTATAAGAGTAACTCCCGGAGAAACATTAAACAGTGTCGCTCCGCTTGCTGGACAAGCTCTCGAAGTTCAAACCACTAACATTGATACTAATCCTGCAGTAGGTAGTGGAATCTTAGCCACTCTTAAATCTGGAGTATATTACGCCAGAGGACATTTTGTATTTACAGAAGATCAATCAAAAGTAATATCTAAATATAAAGACACTATTGACGAAGATATTTTAGGATTCAAAGTAGTAGAAGACGTAGTTTCAGCATCAGATGATGCAGGACTGTTTGATAATCAAGGAGCTGTTCCAAACACTTCTGCACCGGGTGCTGACAGATACAGAATAAAATTAACTATTTCTCTAGAAAGTGAAGTTACTGGAAATGAAAGTTTTGTTCCTGTCTCTAAAATAATTGATGGAGTAATATACAGCACTAATAATGTTATAGATGCTTATAATATTCCAAATGAATTAATAGCAAAAAGAATATCAGAAAATTCAGGCGACTATATAGTAAAACCATATATCGCGCATTTTGAAAAAGATTCTCAAGATACTCACTTATTGTTAAAAGTAAGTGATGGATTTAGAGCCGCTAGAGATTTTCCAACTACTATAAGACTTGAAAAACCTACTTCAACTAAAACAATAACAAATGAAGTAGTTCCTATAGACTTTGGAAACTACGTTGTTGTTAATCCAGCAATAGACAGTAGTGGTAATACCCCAGACATATCTGTATTAGAAAAATTAGATTTAAGAGACAGCGTTGATTATCTTGGTAGTACCATTGGTACTGCTAGAGTTAAAGCAGTAACTGAAGATGGCGCAAAATATAGATTTCATCTATTTGATGTTAGAATGAATAGCGGTCAGGAAATTAGAATTGGCGATGGGTCTGACCTTTCAATTACTGGTTTAAATCAAGGTGTTTCATCAGACATAGCAACAAACTCCTCAGC